CCCTTCACTTACAGGCGTAGCTAGTTTCATATCTTTAAACTCTTTAACACTACCCCAGCCGCCTTCAGTGATGATATCAATCCAATCGATGCGTACACGCTTGTATGGAAACTTAACAGCCTGTTTGACCAGCTTGGGTTTGTTGTAACTATTTATTCTTCTAGATTTCTTTTTTGCCATACATCCTTTTACATCTGCGAACCTTATATGACAAATTATAATTTTTCATGCGCTAAACAAAAAATATTTTTGAAAGTTCGCAAAACTTAAAAATTGACCTATTAGTGTTGGTATACTTGAATAATACGCCCCGAACCCTAAGTTCGCAAGGCTTCGCATTGGCGTAAAATGGGTTCGCAAAACAGGGGGTAGGGTTCGCACTTTTGTGGCAGAAATGTGGCAAACGTCTTATTTGGACACAATTTGGACACAATTGACCTGTTTTTTACAAAAAGTGCGAAGGCTCCCGAACCCTAAGTTCGCACTTTTGGGCCTTTTCCGAACCCTAAAGTTCGCAAAATTATTTAGAATCATTCTAAAGAACAAGTTTGTCTTCCTCATTCTTGCCATATTTACGCTCATATTCTGCCTCAATCTGTATCATAAGGTCCGTGATCCCTGATTCGTCCATCTTGACCACCTGTTCCATGGCCCGTGATACAAGGTCCCTTTGCCTTTTTAATGCCTTATTTCGTACCTGTACAAGGTCTATGCCCCATCGTGTCTGATCAGTCATAATTAATTATCTCTTATTTTTTTAAAATCAGCTAACGTGCTGAGATATGCTTTCTCATCTTTTTCATGACCAGTAAAAGAATTATTATTAGGTCCGTCAAGATCTGCTCTCTCCACGTAACAGATAAAACATTCTCTTTCTCCAGGTTCAGGCATAAAAGGCATAGGCACTCTGTTCTTATCTCTATTCTCAGCCAGCTCCTCCTCTTTCAACATACGATCACACGTATCACATTTTATATCAGTCATTTACTTGTTCCTTTCTGTTATATAATTTACTTATTAATTTATTTATACGCACATCCCTTTTACCTATTACCCCTACAGGATGTGTCTTCATAGATTGTAATCTGTTTATCTTGTCTAGATTATTTTGTTTTATTTTTCTAAACATTCATCTCCTCTCGTATATATCGTTTAAGTTCTTTGTCTTGAACATTATCTGGTATCCTTTTCTTGTAGAACAATTCATAGCTATCACTACCATACTTACCGATACCAAATAATTCTGTCGCGTCCTCACCATCCCAGGTAAGATACTCCTCAGACATTCTCCATATCCTGTGAGCCCTGACGTTCTTCATGCCTAAATCTTTTAACATCTCTGCTATCGTGTCTTTGTCTGATTCTAATAGATCCTCTGCTGTTGGAAACCTCTCGAAGAATGATGGTAATAGTTTCTTGACCTTCTTACGTCCGGTCTGATTGAGACAGATGACACCAACCATGTGTTGCCATGAATTGATAACCTGCTGTTGTACCATCAGATCATCACGCATTAAAATCCTCTGCTTTCATGGGTGTGGTTCGTTCTTTCTCATCATGAATTAGGTCATGATAGCTGTCCAATCTTTTCAAAAACCTATGTTTAAAGCGCCTTAATTCAGGTCCTTCGACTTTGAACTCTTGATAATATAGGTCAGGCGTGCATACCATAATAACTCCTTGTTTGATTTCGGAGCCGTACACGTAGTCGTGTGCCATGGCGTATGCTGCGATCTGAAGATAATAATCCTCGATCCATTCCTTCTTCTTCGGACGGTTGGCCTGCTTGAAGTCAACAACAGTCTCAACACCGTTATGTAGACAGACAAGGTCTGTTTGACCTGCGTATAGACCCGGATAATGTAACGTAACCTCGGAGCCGTAATACTCTGATACTGGCGCAAGACCGATCTCCATAATTTTATCGGCCATGGGACGCGCCGCCTGTCCGAGTTCTGTAAGATCGTCGTAACCAACGCCTGTAACATAAGATTCGAGGAATTTGTGCATACTGGTACCCCGTGCACTAGATACATTCTTGATTCTGTCTGCTTCTGCTTCACCTACTTTGGCCTTCCATTGTTTTAAAAATTCTGTATTTTTGGTGGCTCCTAATATCGTAGTTACACTAGGAAGTCTATAAGAACTTATCTCGTAGACACGTTTTCCTGTTTCAGGGTCCGTGATCTGTTTACCCTCGTGATAGTCATACTTATCGCTTTTCTTCATTCTAGATCATCAAACCTTTCTTTTCTATAACCTTCCATAGCTAACTCATGTAAAGTTTTAGGTCTTCTAGATCTTAGTATCTTGACGTGTTCTCTCCATGCCCACGCACTGATAGATCCTGCTACACCCATCAACCATATATAAAATTTAACTTTCATTTTTTTATTACAAATTTATTTACAATATACCAAGCAATCAATCCAATAGTAAATGTTACAATTATACCTACAAAAAATAAACCTATCATTCTATATTCATCTCTCTTCTGTATTGATCAAGATCTATAACTTCACCGTTGTTAAGTTTCTTTTCTGAGTAGTGTTGTATGATTTGTTGTACCTTTTCTAATTTTGTATGTGACCAGGGCCAGATAAGACAACACACATAATACGCATCACGAAATGTACATCGCCATTTGTACTGCATAAGATATGGTGTGCCATCAACCCTTTTACCTTTACGTGGTTTCTTACGTAACGTGCCGACACCTAACACCTCGTGAACCCACATCAATACAGATCTATCCGTCATGGTTATCTCCATGCTAATACGCATGGAGTTAGATAATCTATAACCATTACCCTTGTGTTTCTTTTTCTTTTCTACACCCCGTTTAAAATGTATTGATCCTTCTCCGTCAAACAATCCAGCGATATAAGCTTTATCAGTATCAGCAACTCCAGAATCATAAATCATTAATGAACCGTCATTATTTCTTCTTCATAATCATATAGTTCTCCTTGTGAGTCACAGTCCCAACATTGATGAACCATATCTTCTTTTTCATAAATGCATGCGACTTTTACGTAACCATTACCCTTACAAGTAGGACATATATAAGTTACTTTATTAACTTTTTTTGAATTTGCCATTTAATTTTTTTGCTTTCTCATTTGCTATTGCTTCAATTGTTTTAGCTACACTCAACTTTGCATCGGGCAAAATTAACTTCGACAATGTCTCTAAAACCTTGTATGTTTCTTTTGTTAGTGAAACATTTTTGTATTTACTCATGTCAGTCATCTTTGTTTCCTTTCATATTAAAACAAATATATAGTGTAGATTATAGGATTGTCAATGATAAAAATAGGTTTAAGTTTAATTATTTGTTCACAGGTAGCAAATACTTGTCTTGATCCCTATGTTTGGCCAGCATTATTTGATAGTCAATACGATTGTTTGATGTTTGGGTATGAAGAATCTATAAATAAAATGATGGAGATAGGTCGAGAAGAAGTCAATAAATACAATATGTTTATTAAGTTTACCTGCACTGCAGAAAATATAATTTGACTATATAACTAATAAATGTTAGTGGGTTTTTAATCTTCTCACCAATAACCTACCCTTACATTTTCCCTCTTTTAGGGTAGGTGTATCATCTACAAACACATCCGTAAAATTCACCAGTGCCATCGTTCATGACATGTACATTGTACGGTGCATCATAATATGTAGTTAAATGTAAACGTAGTATGTCACATAGATCAAAACAATCTACGTCACTTAATAACTCTATACCTTCTATCATCTCTTTTGTTACTTTTACCAGATGATAAAGTTCATCGCTTAATAGTATGAGGTCCATTAGCCAACTTTTTTATTTTTTTGTCTAGTTGGTCTAACATACTCTCCAGTTCTGTTTCCCCATTCTATTATTCTTTTAAGTCCTGGTGCTTTTAAGGTCATATCAACACCAAAAGGTCTCCATGCTTTTTTTATTAAATTTAACTCTAGTAAAAGGTTAGACCACTGACCTTGAGCAGCACCATCTACTTTTATTGTAATAGTTTTTTCTTTCATTTTACAAAAACCTCCTTTGGTTTTCTACCTGGTATAAATGCTTTTACTAATGGTGCATCATCCAATCCATCCATAGAGTCTATATAAACTTCTAGTGGACCTGCATGAGTTTGCATTGTTATAAAACAACATCCTTTTGATCTAATATCAAAATGAATACCTTTAGCATAACGATCTTCAAAATTATTTTTTTTACGTATTGCCATATGTTCTTTGTCTCTTTTTGGTCTTTTCATTGTTTTCTCCTTTATTTCTTTCATATATTATATATAGGATATTAAATGATAATTGTCAACCCTTACCCTGACCTTTATATCTTCGAGTACGTTTCTGTCTTTTTTCGTTTTTATTCATGTTTTTCTTGTGTTTCCGTGGTCCACGTTTCTTGGGTTTATCTCTAGGTGTAAAAAATTTAAAACTTTTTTTAGCCATCTTCCCACTCTTTTACAGAAGGTTGAATGTTTTTATCTGCGGGTGTGTTTATAATTGGTAGGTAAGTTATTTTACCATTAACATGCTGTTGTAAATCAGAACCACAATTCATACATCTATATAATTGGTTTGTAATTCCTACTAACGTAGTATCTTCTTCACATGAAGGACATATTCCTTTTACAATTTCTGCTGATACTTTCATTACTCCAATACTAGCTTTTTTATAGACAAAGATCCATCAATATTTTTTTCTAATTCTGCCTTACCCTTCCAGCATTTATAAGATACAGATTCTGAATACTGTCTCTCAGCTGTTCTTTTGCCACGTAAACATTCTGCCATTGATGGTTGCAAACGAGCCTCTTTTATCTCTCCGTTTACAAACATAAGCAATCCTATTACAGCCTCAATCAATTGTAACTCCCGTTTTTATAACCTATTTCTCTGTTGGCATCTTTTAATTTTTCTATATCTGCTAACACTTTATCCATCTGTTTAGATAAAAATTCTATGTTTACTTTGTTTAGAGCCATGTCATCAATATGTTTACTTAATTTGTCAGTGGTCTTATATAGATCCTCCAACATCATGTATTGCTCAGAATCTGCAGGTAGTGATCCCATCTGACCACGTGGCCATTTAATTCTAAACTCTGTGTTTTCTTCAAGATCTTTTTCCATTATCTGTAACCTTGTGTCTGCAATGTTAAGACGTTCTAATATTTGAAAATAACCCATGGTGCCAAGAGCAACAATAATTATAAGACTAGCGACCGTTTTCATAGGCATAGAAACAGATGCCTCTTCTGATATTCTTAATGGTTTGTCACTCATCTAACAGGTCCTCCGAAGAATGCTAGGACACAGATAGCAATTATTAATATCGCTGTAAACCTATAATCCATCCTAGCATACTCCATAATAATTACTTAGCTATGTAAGCTATAACAAGAACTGCAATTATAATTACACATACTTTGTGATTGCACCAGCACTTGTCTGCCATGTTTTTTACTTTATCAATCATTTTTTTTCTCCTCGATTTCATAGAAGAACTTGTCTGTATCTTCTGTACGCCAAGCTCTACTATCTTCTACATTCCACTCAGAGGTCTGCACTTTCCAGTCAGGAATACTATCTTTTACTGTGAAAGAAGGTATGTCCCATATACATCTGTTGTTAGGCTGTGCTGCAAAATTACCATCATCTAAGGCAATTATGTGAGCGCACTTGTGTTCGTGCGGAATCTCTGAATGATCAGTGTCAAGTATGTTACTATCTGGATGTGCAAAGTCAACAGTAAATAAATATTTACCTGCGTGCCATTTTTTATCTTTCCCTATGTATTTACCGGCTTGTCCGTCTAAAATATCCCAACGATTGACAGCAGGATAATAAGAAAAACAATTCCAGAGCTGTAGTTCATCAAGTCGTCTTGTGGGCACTCCGGATGCATCAAATCCCTGTTGAATAAACGCGCTAATTGGTAAGCGATAAAATATTGCACCGTTTTCCATAATAGCATGAAATAATATAGACCTACCTGTAAGAGCGCTAAGACCAAAGATAATGCAGTCTTCAACTTCTCCATGATGTTTTTTACAATCATATAAATATTCTCTTCTTATCTGTGCATAGGTTGGTGGTATGTTTGCATTTAAGTAAGCCATAATTTATCCTCATTTAATACTACCCCAATTAGGGCCAGATTCACAATCTACTTTATTGTTAATTTCTAGTTCAATAGCTTTTTCCATTATGTTCTGAACCATGGTCCGTGTTTCTTGATCCTTGATTGATACACAAAGCTCATCATGTATCTGTATGTGAGGAACTATACCTTTTTCATATAACAAGACCATTGCTTTTTTTGTCATATCCGCAGCTGACCCTTGTATTAATCTATTTAATGCTTTGTATGTAAATGCTCTGGTGTAATGTTTTTCAAAATGCTCACATGTAGGATCTATGTATTTTTCATATTTTTCCATTTGTTCTAATTTATAAGCATCAAGGGCTTCTTCTTTTGTAGCATGAAGTTTTACCTCAGTAAAACGATTAGTCTCAGGATTCCATTCTTTGTCCCTGCTTTCCCATTTATCAAATCTACAAAACCTATCTCCTAGTGTATATAATAGACCTTCTTCAGCTGCAAACAGTGATAAATCTTGAGACAATTGCTTTACAAAAGGAACTTTAGAATGATAATTATTAAACAAAGTCTTTGCTTTTTGAGGGTCTAGGTTCAATTCTTTTTGTAGTTTTATTTTACCCATACCATAAAACAAACCAAGATTAATTGTTTTAGCTTGTTTTCTTGGTATATTTGCCATGTCTGCAACAATCTGATGAAAATCAGCATCCTCTTTATCAAATTCTTCTTTTAATTCTTCTGTGCCATCCATGCCTAGTTTAATAGCGTAATGCACAACAATACGTGGTTCTTGTTGTGAATAGTCAAAACTGTACCAATCACTCCCAGTTTCAGGAATAAATAACTCTCTCATCTTTTTGCCTATATAACCTTTAGAAGGAATTTGTTGTAAGTTAGGATTACTCATAGAAAATCTACCTGTAACTGTCCCTCCATGTTCTCCTCTGATTTGATTTATATCCGCATGTATTCTTCCGTTATGGACAAAACTTAATAGTCCTTCTACAAAAGTATTTTTGGCTTTATCAAATTCTCTGGCTTTGGCTATCAGTCTTAAATATTTATTTTTATGAGTAGACAAATAATTTTTAGGAAGTTGTGGCATTCCAGACTTAGGTGTTTTTTTATAATCATCAATACCTTGATGATCTAGTAAAGATTTAATTGAAGAGGCTGCCCATATCTCTACTCTAATGTTAGTTTTTCTAGCAATATAATCTATAATATTATTTTTAGTTTTTTCTAAACGTTTACCAAATGCCTTAGCTTTTTCGACATCAATCTTAACGCCTTTAAATTTCATGTCAACCAAACAAGGAAATAATTTTGTTTCTAATTCAAAAATATTTCTACTTGTTTTTTGTTCTCCGTCCTCTTTAGTGTATAATACTTCGTCAATTTTTTTATTAAATAGTTTCCATAGTTTAAAAGTTAAATCAACGTCTTGTTTGGCGTAGTCTTTTACAATAGATGCAGGTAATTTATGCATATTAGTCATCGGATCTTTAATAGTTCCTTTAGACCATTCTAATGTTTTTTGTTGTAAATCATATTGATACTTAGATCCAATTTTGTAATCTTTAGATAAAGAATCTAATGAATATTTAAATCTATTTTCATCAATTACAGATCCTGCAATCATTGTGTCAACGATTCTACCTTTCATTTTTTTACCTGTTACAGCCCTGATCCAACATACATCGTACATTGCATTGTGAAATACCTTTGTAATGTTTTCGTTTTGAAATAATTTTTCATCCAAAGCTTCCCAGAATTTTATTTTTTTATCCAAAGACATGTCTACATCTGAGTGACTAATTGGAAAATATACAGTATCTTTTCCTGTTGCAACTGCAACTCCACATACAAAACCATCTCCTCTTATAGCTCCTAGACCTTTTGTTTTTAAATTAGGATCATAAGTTTCTAAGTCTACTGCAACTGTATCTATACCGTTTAAATCTAAATCTTCGGGTGTCTTACACATTATAATCCCTCTCTAGAATCATTTCTAAATAATGTATTGCTTTCTTGATGTCTTCTTCTTTCCCCTTGGAAGAGTGTCTGCATATATACTTAATAGCATTTCCCTCCGCAAAAAGCAATTTATTCTCGTTTATAAACTCTGCAGGTTGTATGCTAAATTTTTTATAATGATTCCCGCCATGCTGTTTGTCCAAAGATTTGTATCCCATTCCTTTAAATATGGATTTATCCGTCATGTCTTCTCCCTAATGTGTATCTATCTTGTGATGCTACAGTCCAACAATCCACCCTACCTCTACTGTATGCTACGTATTTTAATCGCAGTTGAGTAAAATAATCTTCTCGTCTGGTACAAGTTTCATCAACTATTACATTATCATAAGTCTGTCCTTTTACTTTGTGTATGTTTCCATAATAGACTCTTGCCTCTCCTTCTGTGTCTACTCCATCTCTTATTAGATTATTAATGTATATAATCTTGTCTTCGTTTGTTTTTGATTTTATCCTTGTGTGATAAAAGTCAGTAAAATCAAGGCTTTCTGCACGTAAATATTTTTTTTCTATTAACTCTTGAATAGAATAATCTTTGTTTATCCAATCTTCAAAAGTCGCTTCTCCCTTTCCTCTTACAATAACTTGTTGACCCATGTAATTCCAAAATTCTTTTATTTGTTTTAATGGCATTAATTTTCCATTTACAAATTCTGGCCATTTTTTATGACATCTTATTTCTTTTTTAGAAACATAAGGATCACTGCCTACATGACAAAATTCTATTCCATGATAAAGTAAAAAAGATCTTGCCCATTTTCCAGAGGGTGTTCCTCTATAAGTAAATAAAAAAGTTTCTTTGGTGTTTTTTATTTTATTTAATAAAGTTTCCATAGCTGAACAGTCTGTAGTGAGACTTGGTAAATAGTAATGTTTTCCAATAACACCTTCTGCAGGTTTCCAAACTCTTTCATATTCATAATGGTCCCATATAGGTTTTATTATTTCTTTACATAAACTATTTATTGTGTAACCACATCTTAAACCCTCTTTTAATTGTTCTGCATCTCTAGAAAGTTTATGAAAATAATCTGCGTTAGCACCAGCAAATTCAAAAATAGTTTGATCTGCATCTCCTACCATGTAATATTCTTTTACATTTGTAGACATTTTTTCTAAAGCTTTTAATTGAGGTATGTTACTATCCTGAGCTTCATCAACTATTAAAACATCTATATCAGGAACAACTGCATGATTTATAAAGTCTTCTACCATGTCATTATAATCACAAACTTGGTTAACTTTTTTATAATTATCATATACTTCTTTCATTTCATATATCATTCTAAAATTATTATAAGGATAATAACTAGAACTAATTTCTTTTAAAGAATTCCAATGCTCTCTTATTGTTCTACCTTGTCCAAAAGAATCACTAAGAAATTTAAAAAATTTATGTTTGTCATTATCAAATTCTGATTGAGTCACTCTCTGCATTTTAAAACCACTATTTTCTGTGCATAAGTTAAGATAATCTGCAAAAGATATTAACTCTTTTTTTAATAATTTACTTCTACAAAAAGAGTGTATTGTGCATACTTTATATTTAAAAAATTTTTTTCTTAAACCTCTTTCTTTTATTTCTGGTAAGTCCAATACTGCTTCTTTTAATTCATCTGCAGCTACATTTGTATGTGATAGCATTATTATTTTTTCTGGGTCATATATTTTTAATAACTCTTTATATTTTTTTATTAAGAATATATGAGTCTTTCCTGTACCTGGAGGACCAGATACAAATTTAGGTTGTTTCATGTGTTATTATCCTTTCCTCTATTTCTTGTGCTTCTCCTTCTATGATCAAATGATCCTTGTTTATATTATAGTTATCTATTTTATAAGAAGGGCAAGACTGTTCTTTGTATTTACCTCTGTATCTTTTAGCTCTTAAAATACGTTTGCATTTCAAGACAAGATCTACTCTTGCTAAAGTTATTCTTTTCTCAGATAAAAACTCATCAAATTTATTTAAATTAAATTCCAAACTATTATTTTTCATATTAAAATAAGGCATGCCAAAATCTGCTAATTCTTTTTTATCTGTATAAGCTTTGTACTTGTCTATAAAAGATTCAAACCATCCTATAAATCTTACATCTTCGCTAGATTCAGGATCATAATCTTGTGATTTTGTTCTAGCTTGAAATTTTGCCATCATCATTTTATCAAAATCAGTTTCTTTCATAAAAGGTAAAAAAACAGCTGCCTGTTCCATTACTTCATCGTAAAAAATTTTCTTTTTCATTAAATGTGGACCTTTAACAGTTATGTCTTTCTCTATCTTCTTCCCATCTTCTATTGAATAAATTTTTACAAAATACCTATCACTACCATATTCAACTATGTCACCTATGTGCTCTTGTATTTCTTCGTTATTATTTTTAACACCAATCCAACTAAATAATTTTGCAACATCTTTTTTATCTACATTTAAAACTTCTGCTAATTTTGGAATACCATAAAGTTTCTCTGCTTTTTTTCCTGTTGTACCTTTTTGATCACGATCTTTTGCTTCAGTATCATTTGCTTGAATAGCAATATTGTAAACAAAACTATCTATTTGTTCTGTTGTCCAATCTGTGTTTTTAATTAAAACTCCAGCTATAGCCGTACAGTAAATATCTCTATGACCTGTAGAAGGATATATAATTGTAAGAGCAGTTGACAAAGCAATTTTACTAACATCTACAACTATGTTACCACTGTATTCGTGTATCTCATTATAGTTAGACCACTCCACTGTTTCGCCATTGTCATCATAAGGAGACTCTGGAACAATAGTGTATCGTTCTTTACCACTTCTTAGTTCGCAAAGAGTTGCACCATGTGCAAACTTTTTAAAATTTTTTTCAAAACTTTTTGGTAATATGTATTGTATAAATTCACAAGACCCTTTCCAAAGATAGTGACTATTAGGATTATTTCTTCTTCCATAAACTGCGCCACAGTCTTTTAAATAGTGTGTTATGAATCTTCCAACTACAGGATTATCTATATCTAAATCAATATGTTTATCTAGTCTTAATGCTATTTGTGCTTTTGAATAATTATTTTTCCATTCTTCTTTCGTTAAACTAAAATCGTCTTTCTTCCAACTGACCCTAGCTTTCTTTTGATCAGTGGGTATTATCACGTGACCAAGATCAAGCCAATCTTCATAATTAATCGGTATTTTATTTATCTTTTCATTCATAAATTAAAAGTGGGCGTTTCCACTCTCGCTTAGACGCCCACTACCTAGGATACTATAAATTTAAAGATTTTTTAGTCTGTTCCTGAGCTTCAGGTTTTGCTTCAATCTCACCTTTGCCCACTGATTCTGCAAATGACTTAGCCATATCATATACAGCTTTGTCTGTTACAGGACCAACTTTAGATACATCCCAACCAAACCATGTTCCTTTGTCATTAGACATCTGAACGGTTGATAATTGATAAATGTGGCTATAAGTAGGCGGTGTAAATAAACCATTTTTACCTTGCATCTTGATACCCATCATCATTGAGTTCCATTTTCTACTAACTTTAAGTTGAGTAGATTTCATAGAAATCAAAGCTGTCTGTGGGTTATCGCCAAGAGTCAATACAAAATGACTAGCTGTATTATCAAGATAGTTACCATTTGGTAATCTGTCTTTATAATCCTTACCTCTAGTCGTCTGATTTACAATATCACTATCTGCATCGTGTATTGCAACAGGTGCACCTGTACTGGTACCTCTGTCTTGCCATTCAATGTATTGTCTTTTGTAATGAGCTGGTACAACTTGTATAGTGTCATACAGTTCATTAGTTACAGTGTTTATTATTTTGCCAGGTTCTGCACCTTCAACATATTTACCATCACGTTTATTTACTTCTGGTGATAGTTGGCCCAAAATTTTTAAGAAAGGCAACGCAAGATCTTCTTGCGATATATTTTGAGCGCCTTGTGCTGCATCAGCTTCCATATCAAATGTTGCTAATGCTCCGTTCTTTTTTTCTGTTACTTGGTTCATGTTTATTTGTTCCTTTTTATTGTTGTTTTATTCTCTGAGAATACCCCAAAGATTTCCGTTGGCATTTCTTTCCCTGCCTCAATACGCTCACGGACTAGCGCTTTCAAAGTCATGGGCTCAACCTTCATCTTTTGTGTCGGTTGAAACCCTTGACCCTTCGCAAGTTCGGCATAATCAGCCGCCTTGTTATCTTCGTTACGACCAAACGATACGAGTATCTCGTTTTTGATTATATCGCCTAAGCCATTTTCACGAAGC